ATATCGAGCTGACGCGGTGTAAAGCAGTTATCCCAAATAACATACGGGGGAGATTCATCATTAATAGCATCTCGCTTTGGAAAATAATATAACATAATATAAGTAAAAAAATTATCTCGCTATAAACTCATGTAACGCATCAGCAAAATTAATAATATCTGCTTCAGTTATTTGACGTTCACTAACAGGGAGATTCTTTCTATTCTCTGTTAATGCATCTTTTGCAGTACGTAGTAACTCAAGTCTTGTACGACGCGTTTCCATTTCAATCTCATGTGCACGTCGTTCCGCCTCTGCTTGCGAAGCAGTAGCTTGTACGGCTTGTGCTTGCGCAACGGCAAGTTCAATTTGTTGTTGTTGTTCAGTGGTTAATGCCATTTTTTATTTCCTTTTAAAAGTTATTAGGCTTTTGCGTCTTTAATTGGTTGGGAAACATAGTATGTTGTTCCCCCGTTAGGAGTCATAAAGAACCAAAAGTCAACAGCGTTTGCTGCAGTTGTTCGTGCCAAGCTAGCAGCGCCGCCTGGATACAAGAATGTACCACCCGCAAATGCAATCGACCTACTGGGCGTAGCATCATTGGTAAGAATTAATATAAATGAAGATACTGTACCGGGGTTAGTAATTGTCAATGTAGCACTGCCATTCAATGTAGCAGTAAATACCGTACCGGTTGATAAGTCGATAGTTGCAGCTGTACCAGTATTACCAATTGCAACAGCGGTTTCAACAATTTTCTTAGTTGTGAGAGTGGTTGTTGAAGTAATAGCAGGAGCTGTTAAAGTACCTGTAAGTAATGCAGAAGCTGTGTTTACATTACCAGTTGATTGAAAATTACCCGCTGTAAAGTTACCTGATACATTACCAGCAGCTGCTCCAATGTTAGCAGTTAACATTGCAGACGTACCAGTTGCCAAACCAATTACTGGGGTAACCAAAGTAGGTGTAGTAGCAAATACTAAAGCACCTGTACCTGTTTCATCTGAAATAATACCAGAAAGTTGGGCCGATGTAGTAGTACCAAATTGAGATAAGTTACCGCTCTTAATCGAGTTAACAGCATTAACAAGGTTACCTGTTCCTGTTGTAGTTAAAGCTGATAAGACGCCAATATTAGCGTCAACCGTGTTAGCAAACGTACTAAGGTTGGAGAAATTATTATCAACCTGTATGTTTGTAAGAGGGGTACCCTGTACTGTTCTTAAAATAAGTGTAGCTGCCATTTTTTACCTTGTTCTTTCGAGGGAAACTCGTTGTTATTATTGGTTATTCTATTATTTATATTCAATTAACCGGTCAATTTTTGAAGCAGAGATTTAATTTCTCCGATATCAGACTTAAGTTGATTAACTTCTTCACGTAATTCTTGGTTAGTTTCAGCTGCTCTCATCGCCAACGCTTTCTGATTATTATAGTTTGTTCTAGCAGAAGAATCCACCACTAAAATAGCTTTAGAATTGGGATCACGAAATAAAGTTGGGTGATCTTTTACCTTGATAACTGATTTGTTAATCATTCTAGGGCAATAATTCTTAAATCTTTTACCTTAGGGTAACTTGCAATACTGGTAGACTTTAATACTATTTTAAGTACAAATGCACTGAAGGAAGCCAAGCTATCTACAAATTTCTCAATATCTACATATTGACCATCAACAGTATTTTTAATTGTACCTAGATCTAATTGAGTGTATTCTTTAGTATCAAATCTAGATGCTTCATTACCATTTTGTAGTTTAAAATAGACTTCAATATCTGAATTAACTGGTTTAGATACAGCCAGTCTTACGAGTAAGCTTGTAGCGGGAGTGGCGAGTTCAATCTTCTTAGTTACATAATTGGCTTTAGTACTACTTCCCGAAGCTGCCTCATCAGATACAAACATTGGTCTGTATACGATACTAGTCACGTTACCGGTAGGAACGGCGTTAGATACTGGTATACTGAAAGATGCACCTTCATTGGAGACCGCCGTTAACCTGAATGTACCGTTATTGGTAACTGTACCAGATGTGGTAATAGTCACAAAGGCCCCAGGTACCATGGTCTTAACGTTTGCTTTTTCTAGAGCACCACCTATAGTTACGTTGCCCGTAGAGTTAAAGGAAATAAGGGTATTAGCATTAGCTATAGTCACAAGATCAACATTTAAGTTATCTGCAGAAGACGGTGAGTTGACATCCGGTGTTACAAATACTGCACTTGCAAATGAAGTATCAATCATCGGTGACACATAGGGATCGCTAGAAGTCATAGTAACTCTGTATACAAAGCTTTCTGTGCCACCCATCGATACATCTCTATTTTTTGAGTCAACCAGAATTCTTGAATCTAAAAACTCTTTAGTATCGGTACTTATATCTTCAAAATTACTAACCGTAAAACTACTATCAGTTGTTTTTAACTTATATCCTATATTCGTTCTAGGTGGAATTTCCGCACCTATGGATGGGTATATTGTAGAGAAAGGTAACAAAGTAGTTGCAGTAATACCAGATCTACCAAAACGGCCACCTGAAATATTAGCTAACACCATTGCGTTAGCACCCACATCCACCGTATAGCTATCTGTACTGGTATTACTTACCGTTAAAAAAGTGTTTGCTAAAAGTGTAACTGGTATATTATTGAAGGTATTAACGTTAGAGGTTGCGTTAAGGGTTAAATTAAACTCACCAGCAAGATTGTTAAACTTTACTGTTGCTCCAGAAGGAAATCCATGCCTCTTATGTCTTACCCTAACTGTGGAAACATTATTATAAGATTGAAAAGGATCATTTTCTAATACAGTAATGAAGGGGGTGGACATTGTATTTTTTTGCATTACAAAGTCAACAGTAGCGGCGGTGCTGGTCACGTTGGCTCTATAAATTTTAAACTTAATATCTCTGGTTTGATCAATCGTCCAATTAATACCATTGGTAGACATAAACATAACCCCGCTGTAGGGGTTTTTAGAGATTATAGACCCTGTAGTTAGATCTTCACCTCCCAATTGCCCCACGTATACCCGGTGTTTTTTAGTATCGGATGATAGGGTAAAGCAATACTGACCAGTATCTAATCTTACAGGAACCGGGAACGTAAAGGTTGTAGCTGTAGCAGCATTAGCTGAAGTAGAAATAGAACTAGCTGGTACCACAACCACAGAATTAACTATTACGTTTGCACTTGGTTTATCATTCTCTACTTTTCTTATAGATAATTCAACCGGAAGTTGGGAGTCCTTACTATTAAAATAAAGATCTATTTTAGTTAATAAAATATTTTTATCCACAAAGAAAGATTGAGCAAGAGTATCTGTGTACCCGCTTAATCCAATTCCACCATCACCGTATAAACTTGTTGCCATTTATTAACCGACCTTAATATTTTGTTTAACTTTAGCCTCTAAGCCCATTAGCTATACCTGCAGCTATATAATCCTGAGTTACAGGCTTTTCAATTACTGCAAGGGTAAGGGCTGCAGCGTAGTTAGCAATTGCTTTCTCTACCCCAGCAGTGGTCTCCGGTACAGGAAACGAGCCGTTAGCTATGCCTGCTTGATAAAAGGCTAACATATCGCTTGTAACTTGATTATTTTTTACTGCATCAGTAACAGCTGCCTTAGTACCTTCGAAAATTGGAATTATAACTGTATCTCTATAATCATCGGTAACTACAGCATCTAGTCTCTGTAAGAAAGTACCGCTTCCTGACGTAGCTTCCAAAATATTAGTAGCTGTTTTATAGTCACCGCTTCCTGCAAAATTATATATATCGTTTGCCCCTGATCTATAACCACTTGCAGCAAGAGGCGAAGTTGCTAATTGAGTTTGAAATTGAGCTTCAGTAACTCTAGAATTAGTAAGAGCGGTTTTATAAAAATCTTCATATTTAGTTCTATCTGTGTTATTTAAGTTATTTATATTAACACCTTTTAAATGCGCTGCCGCAAAATCAGCAAAACCAGGAGATAAAGTTACAGGCTCACCAGGTTCAGCAGCTCCCCCTACTACATTGTTGTTACCTGGATTGTAGGTTACGGGTGCAACGTATTGTACTCTTGAAGGTTCAACTTTAGACAAAGTACCATTTGCATTAAAAACTGCATCGGCAAATGATTCTTTATTTGCATCATTAGTATCCGAATCAGTTAATCTAAAATTAATTTTACCGGCTGGTATTCTTAGTCCGGATGACGATACGTCAAAATTAAATACCCCTGTTACTGAACCTGTACTGTCTGTAATAATATTAGATTGATTTAGTTCCCCTGAACCAAATGATGCAACTACATTGGCTGTAGTATTAGAGCTATAACATAAACCAGTTACATTATATTCATTAAAGAACGCATACATTTTAGTATTTGGCTTTAACTTATTACCTGTAAAGTTAATAGATACAGATCTTAAGAAAGGAAATACCACACTGGTTGAACTACCAGAGACACTTGCCTCTGTTATAACTGCCCCGCCATCAATTGCTTTTACCTTGTCTACATTGGTAGGAGAATACCAAACTTGCTTCCAAGAATTCCAAATTGAACCGTAGGTTGCCTCACCAACTGAGTCGGGAATAAGAGTATCATATGTACCATTATCATCTTGGTATATTAGAGGTTTGGTAGTTTGATCGTACCACGTATCACCTGGGGGATCTAGGACCAATGAACCAGCAAAGGTAAAGTTATCATAGGGATTAATACTTTCTGAACTACTTGAAATATCATTAACAATATATTCTTCATCTGAGTAAGAAAGCATAGCAACTCTATTATCTTTTACTACATAACCGTTGGCAGCACGTCCAGATGTGGATAACTCTACTTCACTTAATTTTATATTAGTTGGTACAAAAGCGGGACGTAATTCCCCGGTCTCAAAGTCCATAGAAATATTATAATCTAAGTTTCTAACATCCCCAATACCGTGACCTTTAAAAGATTCTACTACAAAACCATTTTTAAATCTATCTAAACCAAAACTATCTTTAACTGAAAATATCGCAGTATCTAGTTCTAATAAGGAAAGCGTGGTATAATATTCTAAATTCTTTATTCGGTTTTCTAATTTACCGATATCCTTCATTGTATAACGTCTTTGATCAACAGGATAAAATGTAGAATCATTGTTGATATCAAACCCATACGCTGGATGCTCAATTACAAACAAAGACATTGCATCAGAAGGGGCCTGTGGCTCTATAGGAATAAGACTACTACTTCCTTCTTTGTAAGTAATTTGTCCATCATTAGTAAGATAAATTTTATCTATTCTAGGTAAGTAATATGAATAATCAGTTTGGAAATCATTTGCATAATCTAAGAATTCATTTCTTACTGCACCAGTATTTTTAAAATTTATTCCATCATTTGAAATACGCGGTCTAAGATCTATTGAATTTCTAAGATCGTATACTACCCCGTTGTCATTAAACTTAGGTATATCTTCATAGTTGGGATAAGATTCAACACTAAAATAATCTCCAGTACCATGGGTATAGTAATCGAAGTTAATTTTTATAGGACCCGTAGGAACTGGCTTACCAGGCTTAAGTTTTATTTTAGATATACCGTAATAGGTAGAAGTCTGACCAGTTTCTAAACTATAATAATCTGATATATCGAAAGAATTATCTTCATTATAAGCTGTACTAAAGGCATTAGCCGACATTCTTACATTAGATATCTCGTAAACATCAGCAACACCAAGAGAAATAACGGTTGCTTGACAATCGGTTCTTGTGGTATAGGTGGCAGATGAGGAGGTAGAGGTCTTTGCTTTTGCTGCAGGATCGTTTTTAATAATAGTAGTATATACTAATACGTCTTGATTAGTTAACCCGTAGTCAGTAAGGTCAATAGATATGTTACGATTGGTAGGTGCATCGGTAAAGGTAATTTCATCGGATTGAATTTGATAAATCTTACCAGCAGTACCACCCGTAACAGCAACTGCAAAATAGTCCTGATCGGTTCTAGATGCAAAAGTAGAGCCTACTGCAGTGGTTAGAGCAACAACGTTAGAGGTAAGAGTACCATAAAATACTCTTCTTGTACGAATAGTTATATCACTAAGTTCTTTTATAACATCGTTAGGCATCGGGAAGATATACGATGCTTTATCATTGTCTACTAAAACAGCTTCATCCCTTGTAGCATTAACTCCAGCTAAGGAACCAAGAGGAAATACTCTATCTATATCTAAAATAGAATTAGAAGTAATAGTAGTTACTCGATACGAATTAGAAGTATCGGTACTGAACTTTATATAATCCCCTACTTCTAAGTCAGTAGTAAATACTGAATTAAGTCCTATAACAACAGGGCTTCCATTTGTTAAAGTTACAGTCCCGGTAACAGAGGTACTAGTAGATGGTACGATGTTTGCTGTAAAAGCAGTTGAAACATAACCAGTATCTGAAACGCTTGCATGATATAGCTGCTTCACATCTCTCTCAAACGTGTAACCACTATTCATACTAATATCAAATAAGAAGGTATTGAAGGTCGAGGCAGCCAACATGGCATTACTCGAAGGAGATTCAAATCCCCTCACCTTTGCATTACCTACCAATGTTCCTGCGGGAGAGCCAGGAGTTGCAGTATATCTATCGTAAAGATTTATATCTATTAAGTTAGATGTGAAGTTTGGAATACCAAAAGCATCCTTTACTTCTACATAATTACCAATTGGGGTTCTAACTACAGCATTAGTAACGTTAGCAGTATCTCTGGGTTTACTAAAAGCCAAGTACCTATTAGATACAGTGCTTACCTCGTACCCCTTTACATAGCTCTTACCTGGTGAAAGTACAGCAAACGCTAGATTTACATTACCTCCTTCGGCTACGGTAAGAAAACCATCAGGATTGATATTGGATTTAGCATGCTCAATAAATTTTAAGTTAAATGGTTTAACAGTATAGTCGCCAGATTCATCGTATGTGCGGCGCGCCAACTCATCCTGCAATATACTATAGCCTGGTTTATCAACTATATCTATTAAAGAACCATCTTCAATACGAAGCAACTCAATAAAATTATCGGAAGCTGTAGAAGCAATAGAACGTTTATTTAAAATTAATTCAATCTTATATCTATCTGCACCGGGTGCAAAGTAGTTAAATGTACCAATAGCAGGATCTAAAAGTTCTTCATTATCATCACTGTTAACAATAGTTTCGGAAACTTCTAAACCAACCTTGTAATTAGAATTAGTAAGGTACTTGTCAAGAATAATATTATTGGAAAATACTTTTACAAAGTTATCTTTAACAAAATATACACCATCACTGATACTTGCTCCCAGGCATTTACCAGTAGAGGAAACGGTTGCGCTGTAGGTAGTACCTGTATCATTGGTAACAATATCTTCAGCTGCACTGAAGGCGTTAGCTGTTCTACTGGTACCAGAGTCTAGATATTTTACAAAAATTGTAGGGGGATCAGTTACCGTGCCTTCTTCTACATTTATTACTTGTGCTCTTACTCCAGAAGTCTGGCCAATCATCTCTCTGTTAAGATAATTAGCTACCTCAATATCTTCTGAATTAAAGGTAGTTAATAACTTTACGAAGCTGACATTTTTATCAAATTTAATGTTACCAGGTATAACTAATGAACCAGGCTTAAATACATGATTACCAAACCGTGATACTTGTTTTTGAAGTATAGTTTGAAGTTGATTTAATTCTCTTGATTGAACAGCCACACCTGGTTTAAAGAGAATGCGGTGAAAGCCATCTGCTTCACTGTAGTCATCAAAGTACGGGTCGGTGTTAAAATTGATCGCCATCTCTTACCTATGTTATAATTTGAGTACTGTTCTAAGAGTAACTAATTGTTGTTCGCTGTAACTTACCGCTGTTCTATTATCTATAAACAACAAGTCACCGCTAAATTTATTTATATCGGGAGTTTTATTAATTACAGTCACAGCATAATTAAGATTAGAAGTTTTGTCGGTTAAAACGTCGCCTACTAATAAAGCATAATTATTTTTATCTTGAAGTAGTAATTGATTGGAAGAACTAACGATCTCTACAACCTCATAACTACGCTCGGCTCCATTTATAGTGATAGTCAATATATCATCACGTACAAGCCCGGTAACGGTATCTGTAGTTACCAGGTAGCATGCACTCCCGGTGACGTTAGCATATGCTTGATCACTTGTAAACTTATCAATATCTCTTATAATACCAAACTGTCTGTAATCATTCTGTACCAATACACCATGATTCTTTTCATTATTTATAGTAGAGGTAAACATCAAAGTATCTGCAAATAATTCTTTAACAGGATCACTTCCATGACCCCCGTAAGGAGAGATGATGGCTGATACATTAGCGTTAGCACCATTGCCGGTTATGGTAACGTTTGCAAACGTATACCCTACCCCTGGTGATTGCACGGTAATATAACTTATAGTATTATTTGCAAGTACTACATTTCCTGCAAACCCTGCTCCGTCACCCGTAACAACTACATTGGCATAGGAATAACCACTGCCAACATTGGCAATTCTGAAAGCATGAATACCACCGTCAACAGCGGATAATTCAACTA